ACCGAAGACAACGACCCGGGCAAGGGGCTCAATGACGACGACCTCGAGACCCTCTACGACGCAGCGGGTTCAAACACTGCCGGAGACCTGCTCAATACAAAGGTCTACTTCCTTGACCATGGCGAGCTGGGCCCCATCATATCGGGTGGTTCGCGTGCAGGTTCAAAGCAGCGGAAGCGCGCAAAAGCCGAGCAGCTCGATCCCGAGGAATCATTCCAGCGCCAGATCGATCAACTTCGAAAGTCCTCTGAAAAGCTCCTGAAGCGTCAGGCGAACGGCGAGGATGTACGTCTCTCGATCAACTGGCAACGGGATAGAATTGCCATACTCGAGAAGCAGCTCGCAGCTATGAAGAGGATACGCAAATGATTGGTTTCGCAATAGGGATAGTCGCTGGTGCGATTACCGCCTTCCTGGGTCTTTGGGCCTGGCTAGTCAAAGAGTTCCACGGGAGGAAGAAATGCCAGTAAGGCTTATCACCGGCCCGCCAGGGGCTGGCAAGAACACTTACGTAGAAGAACGTTTTCAGGACGGTGACTTCGTCGTTGACTTTGACGAAATCCGAGCCACACATCCCAAACTCTCGCTTGATCAGCTCAAGGTCATTCGCAACGGCCTGGAGGAGATCGCTAAGACGTGGGAAGGTGACGCCTGGGTGATTCGTTGTGTCGCCGACGCAGAGAAGCGGAAGACGCTTGCTGAGTCCCTCGGCGCTGTCGAAACCGTTGTGCTCGAAACACCTGCCGACGTGGCGAAAGAACGCGTCAAGGAGCGAAACCGCAACCCTGAACGAAATGACGAGGTATTTGGTGCCATCGATGAATGGTGGAGCCAGTATGGTGTGGTATCGTCAGATGTGATCGTAAAGCCCGATACGGGCAACCCTTCCGACACGGAGAACAAAATGACTCAGAAGCAGAACAACGAACACGGTTACCCCGATGACACCCCCATTGCGGAGATGACCATCGAGCAGCAGGCCGCCTACTGGAAGCGCCAGTCCCGGAAGCACGAATCTGAAAAGAAGGATCTTCTGGCTGCCGCCAACGACCCGGCAAACCAGCCTGTTGACCGCGAGGCTCTCAAGGCCGAACTCCGCCAGGAAATCGAAGCTGAGAACCTGCCGACCGCTGTTCGGGATCGCTTCAAGTCGATCATTGCCGACCGTCTCTCCGATGAAGAGTTTGACTCCATCATCGAGGACATTGATCTGAACAAGTTCGTCAAGGATGGCTCCATCGACGAAGATCGGATCACGACCAAGGCAAACCTCATTGCCCCGCCCGCTGTCAAGCGAGTAACCCGTCGCCAGGCTCCGAACACCCACCAGGGGACTCGGGAACGTCAGACGACTTCCTCCGTTGCTTCCGGAAAGTCTCTCTTCGAAGAGTTCTCCGGCAAGAAATCCTAGAAAGGATAGACAATGCCAAACCGCGTCGAAACGGCTGCCCTGTCGGAAGGTGACCAGACATGGCTCGCCTCCACCCACGGTATTCACAAGAATCCGCAGGGCAAGCTCAAGCTCGCTTCCTTCACTCCGACTGATGGCTACATCAAGTCCGGTACTCCTCTCGCCATCACTGGCGTTGGCACCGCGAATGAGGAACTCGTTCCTTACAACGCTGGTGGCGCTGGTGAAGTAACGGTGCTCGCTGGCTTCCTGCGCAACGACATTCCGACCGTTGCAGGCTCCACCGACACCTACGCGAATGTTGCCTACATCGACCACGGTCGTGTCCGCATCAAGCGTCTGCCCGTTGCGTTTACGGCTCCTGCAGCCGCGAACGACAAGACGACCATCACCTACATCACCAACTAAGAAAGGGAGTGAAACCAAATGCCTTTGTGGACTGATGTTCTCGAACCGGCCGAACTGACCGGTTTTGCCCGCGCTGCTGTGCAGGACTGGGAAGACCGTAACGGCTCCCTTGAGCGGTACCTGCCCAACACCCACGTGGATGACACTCACGTGTCCTTCGACATTGCGGAGAACGGTCTGCGCGAAGCAGCCGAGTTCCGTGCGTTCGACGCTGAGCCGTCCATCGCTCGCCAGGCACAGGGTAAGGGCCTCAAGCTCGAACTGCCCGCCCTGGGTCAGAAGCTGCCCGTATCGGAATACCGTGCACTGCGCTTGCGCAACGCTTCGGAGGACCTGTACCGTCAGCACATCCTGAAGACCACCAACCAGATCGTTCGTGCAGTCGCTGACCGCATGGAAATCCTGCGTGGTGTCGTTCTGGACACGGGTAAGGCTACTGTCAACCAGCGCAACTTCAGCTTCTCCGACGATTTCGGTCGCCCGTCCGCTCACAACTTGACTTCGGCCACGTTGTTCTCCAACACGGCTGTCTCCCGCATCGACCTGATGCTTCAGTGGGTACAGCTGTTCTCCGAGACCAACAACGGTACCGCTCCGGGCCGTGCGCTGATGTCGACTCGAGTCTACAACTCGATCAAGGCTGGCGATGAGTTCGTCAACCCGAACACCGGTCGTCCGATGACCAAGGGTGAAATCAACAACATCCTCATCGACGAAGGTCTGCCTCCGATCGACATCTACGACCGTCGCATCAAGAACTACGAGGGTCAGATCAACCGCGTCACCAAGGACGACACCATCCTGTTCCTGCCCGAGCCGGGTGCAGGCGGAGAGTCCGAACTGGGCGCGACCTACTGGGGCACGACCCTCACGGCGACCGAGCTCGACTGGGCCATCGAAGATACTGAGCGTGCGGGTATCGTTGCTGGCGTCGTCAAGACGGACAACGTCCCGGTCATTGCTGAGGTCGTCACTGACGCCATCGGCATGCCCGTCCTTGGCAACGCTGCTCTGAGCATGGCCGTCAAGGTTCTCTAACAAACAACTCAAGGTGTGGCCAATATCGTTCGCGTGAGGCCACACCTTGTTTTCTTACTAAGGAGTAACAATGAGCAAGTTGAATGCCAACGTTCTTGTCCGCAATCCCGAAACCGGCGAACTCGAAGTTCTCGACGCAGGCACCGAGGTTCCCAAATGGGCAGCCGACCTTCTGGGCGATCACCTCACCGCTCTGACCCTGCCGACCGGCAACGACGTACAGGCCGAGCCGCCTGCAGGTTCGTCCGAAATCGAGCAGATTCAGGTCGAGCAGGCACAGGCCGAGAAGCAGGAAGCCGACCCGGCCGATGATGACCCGGCCGATGGCGAAGACGACGAGGTCGAGTCCTACAGCGACTGGACCAAGGACGATCTGAAGGCTGAGGCCAAGGAACGCGGTCTGTCCGGCTACGGCTCCCTCAACAAGGATGAACTCGTTTCCCTCCTGGAGGAAGACGACGCCATCAACGCCGAAACCGAAGAGGACTAATCATGACCAACGTCCTGGCTGTCACACTTGACGAAGTACTGGATTCTTTCGAAGGGACACTCGACACAGATCAACTTGGCTGGGGTCAGCGTATGGTTGACCGTGCTGTTCGTCTGCTTATCCAGAGGATTCCCAGCATTCCTGATCGTGTGGCAGCCGGGTCGTTGGATCGTGACTTCGTCGTTGACAAGGTCGCTGAGGCAGCTCACCGTGTGTACCGTAACCCGGAAGGCATGGAGTCTGAGGCTGAAGGCGAATACAACTACAAGCTCCGCACGATCATGGCTTCGGGTAACGTCTGGTATCCTGACGCCGACTTGATCGACCTGGGCTTCGTAAAGTCCGAAGTACCCCGCACGGTGTACTCGAACACATCTCGAGGCTGGGGGTTCCCATCATGAGTTTGCTCGATGGCCCCCACACCGTAATCGTGATTCCCATGAAGCGCGTGCGAAACGCGTACGGAACGTACACGCTCGTCCGACAGACACCCGTACCGGTGAAACGTGTTGCTGTCGACCCATTCGCTGCGGGAACGTACGGAACGCTCGAGAGTGATGCTGGTGACTTCAACGATCAGTTGATCTGTCGAGGTCGTGGTGAGTGGCCCGGAGGCATCAAGTCCATCATCAAATATGATGGTCACGAATACGACACCGTGGGTGTTCCCAAGATCTTCAAACGGGGCTCGCGTAGAACTCGTCACTTTGTCGTCCGAATGAAGGCTCGTGGAGCTGAGGTGAAGTAATGGCTGAAGTCTATAAGCACGTGGGTGTCACTGTCGCCAAAATGGCCGGTGACGACTTTGAGATGGACCGCGTTGCTAAAAGACTCTTCAACCTTGCTCGCGCTCGTGCTGAACGACACCGTCTGTCGGGCGATTACATCCGCAAACTGTCGGTCAAGAATGTCCCGGGTAAAAAGGGCGTTCGAGACCGTATGGTCTATGCGGGTGATAAAGCTGCCATGTCCATCGAATATGGTCACGCTGTCCGCGTTCGCAAGGCCGGGCATAACGAATACAACTTCCGCTGGGTACCGGGTCAGTACATCCTCACGGGTGCCATCAACGCCGTCCCGGGTTCCTACTACAACTCGTTTGGATCATTATGAGAACACGTTATGGTGTGGACGGTAACCTGCTCGTTGTCACTGTCCTGCAGAACTACTTCGGTGAACGTGCGTCAGTTGCTGTCTCGACTGAGGTTGACGACATCGACCACCTGCCGCTCATCATCGTAGATGCCATGCAGGGTCAGAGTGTTCCTGATTCACCCGTTGGCTTCGTTTGGCAATGGATGGTAAACCTGGAAATCCTCGCAGAGGGCATTGAAGAATGCGCAGACCTCAGTGACGAACTCCACGAGTACCTTGAGTCCTTTTCACAGTCCTGGGACATGAGTCACGGTATAATTCCAGGTATAGGAGCCATCACTGGGGTTGAAGTCACTTCCATCCCTACCAAGACTGCTTCAACCGCTCTCCCGGCAGGGAATCTTACTCAATTCAATGGATCGTTCAACGTAATGGTTCAGAAAACAAACTAAGGAGTGACAATGCCCTTTAACAAGGCTGCAACGATCATCCCGGGTAAGGGTACTGTACTGTACGCGAACCCCGACACTGCTGTTCCGTCCAACTGGGCAACCATCGACCCGACGAACGCTTCGCAGATGGCTGCGTCTGGCGGCTGGAACGCCCTGGGCCACACCTCGCGTGAGAACACCGTTGGCCTGTCTAAGGACGGTGGCGAAGCAACGACCCTCGGCTCCTGGTGGGATGCGGCTCTCGACACCCAGCGTGGCGACACCTCCTGGGGCATCCTCGTCAACTCGCTTCAGGTCGACGCGACCACGATGTCTCTCGCATTCGGTGGCGGTGTCCTTGACGCCGTGAACGGTACCTACGATGTCGGCGACATTGTCCCGGTCAACGTGGCACTGTTGATCATCGTCCAGGGTGCAACTACTCGCATGTGCATCTACATCCCGAACACCAACATGCAGATCGGTGACGCTCCTGAGCTGCCGATCGACGCTTTCTTCGAAATCCAGCTGTCCGCTGCGATCCAGAACTCGCCGACCACGGGCAAGAAGTTCCGCTTCCTGCACCCGGCACTGAAGGCGTCCGCTACTGGTGCTCCGACCATCTCGGCTGCTACTCCCAGCGGAGCAACCGCCAACAGCAACATCACCATCACTGGTACGAACTTCGTGGACGTCACCCAGGTCACTGTTGGTGGTACTGCCGTCGTCATGTTCAAGGTCAATTCCCCGACCTCGATCATTGCCACGGTACCCGCGGGTACGGCAGGTACTGCACCAATCGTTGTCACTACGCTGACAGGATCGTCTGCAGGCTTCACTTACACCCGAGGCTAAGAAAGACCACCTGGTGTCGGATTGGTATGCGAGCCCCTCCGGCACCAGGTTTTTCTTTGGCTCGCGTGTATGATGAAACCACACCAACTAAGGAGGCTCGCATGCCGAAGGCACCCCAAGATCGCAGGAATAACAAAGTAATGGTTGACGTACCGAAGAAGCCCGAGGAAGTCAAGGGCTACGATTTGCTCAAGCCGCTCGACGAGGTTCCGGTGTGGGATCAGATCGACCTCGTTGCCATGCTGCAGGATGCCATGAATGATGGCGCCCGTGCAGCGAAGGAAGCGAAGGATGAGGAGAACGCCGCTCGTGAAGCGAAGGGTCTCAAGCCCATCCCGCCTCAGTACGAACTCGATGCCAAGGGCAAGGTTCTGAAGGACGACGCCGGCGAACCCATCGAGAAGGTCGATCACGACTTCGACATTCGTCTGATTGGTCAGCTTGGCAAGGCAATCCTGCCGTACGCCAAGGATCAGTCGAAACTCACCAAGTTCATGTCTGGCGCTGGTGCTATCGAACGCACCGCCGAACTTGCTATGGCATGGGTTGGGCAGATGGGGGAATCCTCGAGCTCCGACGACTAGTAGCCGAGAACCCAGAATGGGAGTCTGACTTGTTAGGACTGTATCGTTTCGACATAAACGAAGTCTTCGCTGGTAAGGCTCCCATTTCTACGGCTAAGGCATATCTTGACCGACTCGCTTTTGAACCTATGTCCATGTGGCGGGCAAAGCAGTTGGGTTCGTTGGAGCACATGGGTTGGACACCCGATACGTACCGCTTGGCTGAATTGACTGATTCTGTAAACATCCTGACAACAATGGTCGGGAACTTCGGATCGACCACACCAGCTGAAGCGCCTGAGCCCGTGTACCGTCCTGTGCTCGACAAAGAATTGAAGAAGCACAAGGAACAGCCTGCACCAGTAGTGCCTACCTTGGAGGACTTCAATATTGAACACCTGCAAGCACTAGCAAATAGATTAGGAGGAGGAATAGACGATGGCACTGACTAAATCTGCAGGCCGCGTGTCGATCCGAGTGTTGCCTGACAGCACAAGGTTCCGAAGCGACCTGAAGAAATCACTGGAACGAATTGAGCGTGAGCTCAAGGCAAAGATCCGGGCTGAGTTGTTTGTTGATCGTGAATCGCTCGCGAAGCTCAAAAGGCAGATCGAATCGCTCGTGGTCAAGATCAAGCCCACGATTGAACTGAATGTCTCGCTCAAGGAACTTGAAGAACTCAAGACCAAGATCGAGAGCATCAAGCCCAAAGTGAATGTCGACCTCGACACCAAAACCGCAGCAGAGCGCATTGCGGCACTCACCCGAACGCGAACGGTCGACATACGAGCGAACGTCAACAGGACGTTTACAGATGCCCTGACGGGTCTGGCGACGCGTATGCGTGCACTCGCCGGTTTGAACATTGCGTTTGACTCAATTCGAGCCGGCGCTGAGTTCATGGACAACATTGACCGCAAGGCCGTAGCGTTTTCCCAGACCCTCGCAAAGATGAATGGCCTCGTGGGTGTGCTTGGTGCAGGACTTGCCAGCACGTTCGCCATTGGGGCTGATGCACTCAACGTAGGTAAGCTTTCGTTGTTTGCCCCTGCGTTCGTCTCGGGCCTCGCGATCACGATTGGTGCTCTTGTCGCTGTACTCAAGGACATGGGCACCGTTTTGGCGGACATGAAGCCACGGTTCGCTGCGTTGCAGGACAACATGTCTGCAGCCTTCTGGAAGCAAGCAGCACAGCCGATCCGTGATCTGGCGAACAAGTACTGGCCTACGCTGAATGACCGTCTGCAGCAAACGTCCCGTAACCTGGGATGGGTGACTAAGGCTTTCACCGAGGCAATTTCTGAAGGCATGTCCGTTCAGGACCTCGACTGGATGTTCATCCGGCTCAACGATGCTATCGCTGACATCCGTCCTGCTGTACAGGCGTTGACTCGAACGTTCATCACTCTGGGTAAGTTTGGTGTCAATTACTTCCCGAGGTTCGTGAACTGGGTCAACAAGCTCAGCACACAGTTCGAAAACTTCATCTCGAAGGCCGCAGCCGACGGTCGACTTGATAAGTGGATGGAACAGGGCATCACCGCAGCCAAGGACCTGGCACGCGTTACTGGTGGTGTGGCCGAGATCCTGTCGGGCATTGGTAAGGCAGCGAAGAACGCGGGTGCTCCGGGCCTGCACGAATTTGCTGATGGGATGGAACGTGCTGCTGACATCGTTGGCAGTGATCGTTTCCAGAAGAACCTTCAGATGTTCTTCCAGGGTACACTTGAACTGACTCGTGGCATCACGAACGGTATCAAGAACCTTGCGCCCTCCATCGAGGCATTCATGCCGACGTTGGTCAACACCCTGGGTCGATTCGGAAAGATCTTCGAAACGGCCTTTGGCTTCGTAGGTAAGTTCCTTGAAAACAAGGACTTCCAAAACGGGCTGATGACCTTTGTCACTGGTATCGAGAACGCGCTGAAGAACCTCACGCCATCAGTTGGTCCCGCTGCTTCCTCACTGGGCAAATTGCTTGACCTGATGGGCTTCGTGCTCGATGTCGGTACCCGACTGTTGAACAACGTCTTCACAAAGCTGGGGCCTGAATTTGACAAGATCGTTGACGCGATCAAGCCGCTGGTGAAGCCTGTTGAGGGTGTCGCCAACACGGTCATTGACTCGCTTCAACAGATCCTCAAGAAACTGGCTGAGGATGTACTTCCTCCGTTAGTTCGTGGGCTCGAGAATGCAGCACCTGCGCTTGAGGGGCTGGTCAAGAAAATCACCCCGGGTGTGGTCAAGCTGATTGAGAACCTCGGTGGTGCTATCAGCTTCCTTGCTGACTCCATCAAGAACCTCAATGATGCGCTTGGTCCGCTTCAGGAAGGTAACGACCTCGAATGGCTGGGTGACCTGCTGTTCTCGGGTGGTGGTGCTGGAGGCAAGTTCGGCGGTAGTGGTAACCCGCTGCAGGACATGTTCTCGAACCTGTTCAACGGCATCAACTGGTCCACTATCGGCGCAGACATTGCGAACGGGTGGAACGAGTTCTGGCGCATGGTCGTTGATGGCTGGAACCGTATGTGGAACGGTGACATCTTCGGGGATCAGCCGGGCAAGTTCTTCCGTGAGCTTGACGACGAGATGAACAAGTGGTGGGACGAAACCATTGGTTCGTTCTGGGATGACACCATCGGCAAGTGGATTGACGATACCATCAGGACCATATCCGAAGCCTGGGGCAAGCTGACCTCGTTCATCGATGGTCTGTTCAAGCCGGGAGGGGGAGTTGATGGGTTCGTAGGCGGGGGAGGGGGTAGCCGTTCCGTCGGAGGGGTCATTGGTCTTGACAACACCGACACGTCCTGGTTCGATGTCCTCAAGACAACGATCACCACGGGCATGGCTGGTGTGGGCGAGGCCTTCACTATCGGAGGCGTCACAGCTAAGGCTGCTTGGGACCTTTGGTGGGGCAACCTCTGGACTACCCTGTCAACGACTTGGGAGACGATCAAGGCACTTGTGTCGATGAAGTTCTCTGAGGTCGGCGGAATCATCTCAGGTGTCGGGACAACTATCTCTGGCAACTGGAACAACTTCTGGGCAGGAATAGGTCAGGTCCTGCAAGGTGCCTGGGGAACGATGACCGGCCAGACCTCAGGCGGTATGGGAAACATCCTGGGTGAGGTCACAGGTAAGGTTGCAAGCATCCAGGCTGACTGGGTTGCCAAGTGGGCAAGCATGGGTGCTACTCTTGCTGCTCGATTCGGTGAGTTTGTCGCTACCGCGGCATCTCGCGGAGCTGGCCTGTTCTCAACAATCGTTGGGTCTCTGGGTCATATTCAGTCGACATGGTCTACTGTCTGGGCAACCGTTGGTCAAATCCTCACCAATGCCTGGTCTCAGTTCCAAGGCTCAGCATCCTCTGGTGTGGCAGGTGTCGTTGCCGTTGTTAGACAGTTGCCCGGCATGGCTGCAAGTGCATTGGGTAACTTGGGAGGTACTCTTGCTTCATCGGGTGCATCTCTCGTTGCAGGTTTCGCCTCGGGTATGCGAAGCCAGTTGGGATTGGTCGCTTCGGCTGCAGGAGCAATCGTTGCTGCGGCTAGGCAGTTCTTCCCGAACTCGCCTGCGAAGAAGGGTCCGTTCTCTGGGAAGGGGTACACGCCGTGGTCAGGTCGTGCGCTGGTAAAGGACTTTGCCGGTGGTATGATGGACAACATGAGTATGGTAAGGGCTGCCGCAGAAAAGGTAACCAATGCCGCTCAGATTGGTAATCTCGACTCGTTCTCTGACTTTGAAAACAAGGTCTCGATTACGAAGAAGGAAGTAAACCTCACGGTCGTTAATCCCATAGCTGAACCGACTTCTCGTACCATCGAGAGGACGTCTGCAGCTATCCGTATCTCAGGAGATATCTAACAATGCCACGCAACGCGTATACCCTAGATGGTGTTCCATTGGTCGATCCTGCGGGTCGATTCTTTCCCGAGAAGAAAACGGGTATACGCGTTGTGCCGGCAAAGTTGTCGCCCAACATCTCCTATCCGTCGTTTGACGGTGACGCCTTTCTTCCCGGGGGCGCTTATGTCCCCGGGTCGATTGGCATCAACATGTACATCCGAGGCAACACTCACGAAGAGTTCATGCAGAACTTCGAGTTCGTCAATGGACTGTTCCTTCAGCGTTCCCGCGTGTTGACTCTCCGACACGACTACAACGAAGCCGGGACGAACCCTCGTTTTGCTGATGTGAGCTTCTCGTCAGGGGCCACACCTGAACTGTTCACGAACGGCGCACGTGCAGCTATCGTGCCGTACATCGGCGATCTCCCTGGCGTGTTCTGGCGCAACGCAGCGCCCGTCGATTCAGTGACATCGGCGATCACGACAACAGAGACGCAAATCGAACTGCTGGCTCTGGCAGGGGGCAATGCGCCCGTACATGACTCGTTGATTCGCGTCAAAGGTGCGTTCTCGTCTCTGACGCTCAAATGTGCAGTCACTGGCCACACCATAAGCATCAATACGTCCTTGGCTGCAACAGAGTACATCATCATCGACACGGCATGGTGGACTGCTCGCAAGGTCACGACTGACACATGGACTGGTGGAACCAACGTTGACAGCCTGGTAACTTCATCCAGGGGCCAAGGTACCATGATATCCTTTGAACCAATGATCAGTGGTGGTGCACTCAAATACTTCATCAAGGCAAGCGCCACTGGCCCAAGCGGTAGCCCGAACATCACCGTTCGCGGATACAAGCATTACCTCTAAGGAGATTCGGTGGAATTTAGGCTTGTAGCTTACACCCGACTCGGTTCTCGTCGAGGGGTGCTTCCTGTACCTCTCGAGTTTACCCCAGTCCACTCACTCAACGAACTGCCCACGCTCAGCATCCACTACCCTCGTTGGGCGATTGGCTCGACGTTCCTGGACAACGACCCTGAAGTTGCCTTCGAGTACTGCAACGACGGTAAAACCTGGATTGAGCCCCGCAACTCACGATTCCGCCTGCAGGGTGTGGAACTTGACTGGCTTGACACGACGGAAACGACCCGTTATGACTTCATCGGTATCGGTGAGGTTCTTCGGGGCATCACGGTGTTTGACGCCTACGGTCTTCCTCTCAACGATGAAGGCAAGGTACAGTTCCCGCTGACCAATGCCGGCCAGGTCTTGAACATCATCTGGATCAATGCCCGAGATCAGCGGGGATGGACAGGCTTCACCAACAACTACTCTTCGACCAATGACTCCAACGGTACGCCGTACGGCCACCAGTTCTCCACGTCGTATGAGAAGAAGACGTCTATGGCAATGATCCTCGACACGTTGGTTGGTCAGGGTCTTGTTGACTATTTCTGGCAAGGCCGTCAGATGAACCTGGTCAAGGCGAACTCGACTTTGTCCTTCACCGATCACACCAACGATGGCGTCCGCTTCGCTGGGTCCGGTGGTCAAACGGGTGTTGACTCTGGTCCCGAGAAGGTCACTCACGGCACCCTTGCCACTCACGTGATCGTCAACGGCGAGAACAACCTCCGTTGGATCTTCCCGACTGGCGTTACTCTGCCCGAGGGCCGACGCGAGGTCGTGCTCGAGTACTCGGGTGTGGACGATCAGGCTACTGCCCAGTTGCTTGCAGCGCCGCACATCCTGCGCGCACAGAACGCACTGAAGAACACGACTCGTCAGTTCCACCTTACCGACAAGACCTATACGCTACCTTACAAGGATTACAAAGTCGGCGACTGGGTAATGGTCATGCGGAACAAGGTCATGGAACGGATGCGGATCCAGTCCATCTCGATCACCGTGAACCAGCACGGTGCTCAGGGCTACGTTACCCTGGGTGACAAGACCGACGAACTGTTGGCTTTGCTGTACAAGCGGATTCAGGCCCTGAGCGGTGGGGTCAAGAACGAAGGTGGGGGTAAGCCGCCCACACCCAGTACCCGTAAACCTGCTGCAGCGACAGGGCTCGTCGTAGGCAACTCTCCGTACGTTGACTTCGATGGTGTTGTGAAGTCGTTGATCACTGCGTCCTGGCAGCACACGGGCAAGGATGTGAACGGTGACGCCCTCGACATCAAGGAGTACTGGTTCTTCTACCGTATCCCGGGTCAGACGAACTGGACATTCCTGACGAAAACATCTGCCAAATCGCTGTCGTACGGTCCGCTTCCGACCTACCGAAACGGTGTCCTCGCGACGTATGAGTTCACCATCGAAGCTCACTCGAGCAACGATTACGCAGCCATTGCTTCACCCGTGACCGATACCATGATCGCCGACAGCACAGCACCTTCCGTACCCAAGGCACCCACGGTGGCTGAATGGATGCGTGCTGTCACCGTTACCTGGAACGGCAAGACTGTCGCTGACATCGACATGGAGAAGGACTTCGACAAGGTCAGGGTGTGGCAGTCCACGTCGGCCGATGGCTCAGCTCCCGTACTGATGGGCGAACTTTCTAAGGCTGGACCGATCAACGTTGGTGTCCGCACGGCTGGGGTCACGTACTGGTATGCTCTGTCGGCTGTCGACCGCACAGGCAATGAATCCGCGAAGTCTACGTGGGTGTCCGTCACACCTGCTTCGATCATCTCGAACCCTGAGATTGACGCGGTTCTTGATGACCTTTACGCAGACATCGGCCAGAACACGACGGACACCACTGCTGCAGCCAACAAGGCTGCTGAAGCATTGCAGGAAGCCCAGGACGCATCTCAAGCAGCGATTGACGCGGCAACTTTGGCTGCAGGCAAGGCAGCGATCTACACGCAGTCTGCCCGACCTCCTGCTGACACAACGGGCCTTTGGATTGACACGGGTAACAAGAACATTCCGCGTAGCTACCTCGGCAAGGGTAAAGCCCTGATCGTGAATGGTCCCGGCGCAAGCACACAACCTTTGCTGACTGCGAACGGTTGGACTGTCACCGCACGGACGACTGATCCGACATTCGCCGAAGCTATGGCATTCGACCTCGTGGTCTACGACTTCGGGTACAGCCTCATCTCGGCTACGTCGAAGACATTGCTTGCCCAGCTCTGGGATGCGGGCATATCCCTGTACACCACGGGCAATGACACCACGAGCATGCCTCCGCTGTTCACTGGTGCTGCCAGTCGAGGTGCTACTAAGAACCCGATCCGTTCAGCCGGTCCGTGGTCATGGACTGAGTTCGGCGAGACTGACCTGAACCTGGGTCTGACAGGTGTCAACGCTGCAGCAACTGTCACCGGTGTGACATTGAACTCGACAACGGGTCTTGACATGCCTGAGATGGTCATCATGGAGCACGCGACGAACTTTGCTCGTTGGGCCCACCTGCAGACCTACTCGACTCCTTCTCGTGCTGTGAACCCTCACCTCGACTGGATCGCTGACAACTGGGTCGCCGTACGCGATACGGACGTGCTCACGGCGCTCGCAACGGCGAATCAGGCGATCACTAACGCACAGAACGCTAAGAACGCAGCCGACTCTGCTGCAGCTGCCGCACTCGCTGCACAAACGACCGCCGACGGTAAAACAACGGTGTCAGCTGCCGTGCCCAACAACACGACTGACTTGGCGAACAAGCCTGCAGGTGCTCTTTGGACTCAGGTTGTTGCAGGCAAGGTCGTAGGATCTTGGTACAAGGCTTCTGCAGGTGCAACGACATGGACCGCAATGCCGTTCGATCCGGTGATGATCCCGCAGATCAACATCGGAACTGGTACGTTCGGCGACCTCGATGGTATCCGCATGAAGCTCCGCTCGTTGGGTGTGGACAAGCTCCTCGTCACGGACCAAACGTCCTACATTGAGAACGGTGACTTCGAGACAGGCGACATGTCTGGATGGAGCAACGTTACTGGCTTTGCTGTGACCAACACCACACCATACGTTGGGACCTACTGCGCACGTGCCCAGGGCCCTAACGACTTGATCGTCAACAACTTCCCTGTATGGCTTGACGCTACTGTTGTTGGCGCTGAAACAGAACATCGCATCAAGATCTGGGCAAAGGGTGACGCAGGCTCGAAGATCGTTGTCCAGCTGGTTAACGGCACGTCGCTTGCAGCAATGTCTGCGGCTGTGACTCTCACCCCTGGTACTACCTACGGTGAATTGTCTGCGAACCTGAAAGCGACAGTGACAGGTTGGGCGAAGCTGGTTATCTTGACCGATTCGTCTACACCTAGTGCTGCATGGACGTACATCGACAACGTGAGGTCTTTCCGCCGTGACAACGGTGAGCTGATCATCGATGGCGCCATTACAGGCAACAAGATCAAGGCACGTGAGGTCAAGGCCGATCACCTCGAGTCTGCCCTCGTGCTCACGTCTGAGGTTATCGCAGGTACGCCGACAGGTACCCACGCAAGGATGAACGCCACGGGCTTCCACGTGTTCGCGGCTGATCCTGTCAACCCTGCGAATCCTCCACGTGAGGTTGTGCGAATGGGTGTCGGTACCTCGAACGACTACTTCGGTGTGGTGACTCCGTCGGGTGACCTGGGTACGACCATCGATGAGAACGGCATGACCTCAACGAAGGCTTTGACCGTCGGCGATAATATCTACTACCGTGGTGAATCGTTCGAGACGATCATGAACCGCCGACCCAACGGCATCGTGGTGTGGGATCAGTGGGACGGTACTGTTCTTCCTTCTGTCGCCAATGGTCAGGAACGTGGCTTGTTTGAACTTGCCTTCGCTCCCAACCCGGGGCGCATGTACAAGGTCTGCATGTCTCCCTTGATGTACCAGGCCTCGGGTAGCGTTGCAACTGACTGTGCACTGAGGCTTCGTTACACAGGTGACGGATCACAGCCGACGACACTGTCCACACCCATTGCTGAAGTGTACGATCCAATTCTCACGAACGGCGGATGGCGTCAGTCCTTCCAAATTTCTGGTCGACTGCTTCGTGCCTTGAATGGTCCGTATGTCCGTTTGCTGTTCTCAATGGCTGCATCCTCGGGTGCAGGTATTGCCCCCATTGCTAACCAGTCTGTGACCGCTTGGGTCGAAGATATCGGGCCTGACTTCCCGACCTCAGGTAAGTTGTCAGTACAGACCTCGGGGGGTGCGGGTGGCTCATCTGCAGTACGTGTGACGAAGATCGAAGACTTTGTATCGACTGTGTCCCAGAGCTATGACGGTGCGAACAATGTCTACACCTTCGACAATGCTCACATGTACCAGGGACTGTCACCCGCGGGCTTCGGTTCGCTCAAGTCGCTGGCCCTGTTTGCACCTGGAAACCAATGGTGGGATGGTCGTCTTGCAGGCGCAACGATCAACTACATGAGGATCTACTTCTACTTCCGTCACTGGTACAACAACTCAGGCGGTACGGCTTACGTGGGCGTCCACTCACACGCGTCTGTACCTTCTGTGTTCTCTCACTCAGGTCAGATCATGTACCAGCCGGGTTGGCCCAAGCCAGGTGGATATTGGCTCGATATACCGTCCGCCTACTGGGCGAATATCGCAAATGCCACGTACAAGGGATTCTCCTTGTTCGGAGACGGCACGTACAATACGTACGGCTACGCCGACAGGCCGACACTTCAAATCAGCTACACCAAGTAAAGGGGAAACCAATGTCCGATCTGCTCAAGTTCGCTCGTATCCAGAAGAATGAGGACTTCATTGTCCGCGTGACGGCAGCAATGCTGATCCGTGCTCGTGAAATTGGGGCCTGGGACATGTCGGCAGGGCAGCGCCAGTTCGTCACGTACATCACTGACAACCCGCTCTTCGCAGTCCCTGCCATGGTCACTGCAGTCGCTGTCAACCCGACGATCATTGCCAACGTAGAAATCGCCAACGGGGTGGCCGACGCAACTGCTGTTCCTGACGGGGATATTCAGTTCGCTGTCAACGAAGCATTGTTTCCTGTAGCGGACAAGCTTTACCCGGCGTCCTAGGGCTGGCCAGTGGTAGAATTGGGGGTAACCGACATGGATATCCCCAATTCATCTATTTAAGTCAGGATTAGCTATGAAGGAATGCCATGCTTGAGGATCTGCCGTCTTGGGTGGGGGACACTGCGGCACCCTGGTCCATTCTGGGCCTGGTGATCATTCTTATCGTAACCGGTCGGTTGGTTCCGCTGTTTTACTACAAAGAACTCAAAGAGGATCGGGATAGGTGGCGTGAATCTTCAGCAAAGAAGAGTGAAGCCATCAAGGTGTTTTCACAAGCTTTTCCTGAAATTCTTGAGGTTGGCAAAACCACCGAGAAAATCATAACCTCGGCACCCGTGCAGGAGGATAAGACATGAAATTTCCATGGCGTCGATTCAAGGTCTCAGAGGAAGAAAAGCTGGAGTCTTCCAAGGCTCTTAATGAGGCCCATGAGGAATTGATTACTGCCCACATCATCAACTCGGACGCGAGGGCTGTAGGTGAAGGCCAACGCAGGATTCGCGCCGAGAACCACTTCGGCCAGAAATTGGCCCATATCTATAGGAATGCAACATGAGTGTAGAGCTGCTTTACGTTCTCATCGGTTCTATCGCCATCGTTCTTGCCTACTACGGTATCTTCACCAAATGGTATCGTCACCGGGCAGGACATTCCCAGTTCTGGCTGTTCGTCGCTTTGCTTTCCCTTGCCGGCTACATCATGTTCGCCAAGAACGTTGGTCAGCCTGAGCGGGGAATCGTCGCCAATATCCTGTGCACCGGGCTCATCATTGCGGTGTGGTTCATGGGTGGCGTTATGATCCGCGAACGAATCAGGAAAGGGAAATAATGCAACGATCACGGCTTGTACTCAGTCGGCCTGCTGAAGGTGATGTCAGTCAGTGGTATGGAGCAATCCAATCACAGGACGGTTTGCCCCACGCAGGCCAGGATTACAAGTTCATCAACCCTGACGGTACAATCTACCGTTACGCTTTTGCTGCGCATGAAGGCGAAGTTCTTTGGGCTGATGACTCACGAAACATGGGTTGGCCCAATCCCTGGTACATCAACCCAGATTTCGACCGCTCGGACAATGTCGATCAGTCCGGCGGAAACATGGTGTTCATCGGCATCAAGGACTACGACACGGGCGAACCGTTCGCAGACATTGGTTACGGGCACCTCCAGGAAATCTGGGTTCGCAAGGGCCAATGGGTCAAGCGAGGTCAGATCATCGGTATCATTGGTGAGACAGGCTACTCCGCAGGCAAGCACCTGCACTTCTCGCTGATGTTCCGCCCGTTCAACTACGCCACCAACACTTACGGATGTTCGGACCCCAACCCGTACTTCGAAACGCCAGGCGGCAAGATGTACATCGAAAAGCCAAAATACACAGAGGATGAACAGGTCCTGGTTGACCTCGGCATCCCGCTTCCTTAGGAGGAAACCATGGGCAAATTGCCTGAGAACTTCTCAAACGCAGCCCGTTTGAAGTTCGTACCCGAAGCCCTGATCGTGGGCGGTCCTTCCATGTCCGAAGGCCGTTCCATCGAACAGCAGATCGCTGACGCACCGATCCGTGCACTGTCGGCATTGACGATGGACTGGGGTACCTACAAGACCTCGGTACTCGATCAGTTCCGATTCATCGCCCTTGCCCAGGACCGCATGGAGGCTCGTCAGGTTGCCCAGCAAGCTATCCTCGAGCAGATCGCCAAGGCCGTAACTGGCGGTGTCGGTGTGGTCATTGACTACGACGAGATCGAGAAGCGGATCGCGGCCAACATGCCCGACTACAAGGTCATTGCCATCACCCACGAAGGAGATAACGAGTGAAAGCTCAAGCCGAGGCAGTAGTTGCCTCAATCCTCCGCACATTTGTGCCGTCCTTGGTAGGTGGTCTGCTCACGTGGATCACCAGCCTTGGCATCCATGTCGACCCCCAGCTCGAAGGTCTCGTGACCGTCTTGCTTTTCGGGTTCTTCACCGCGCTGTACTACGCAGCCGTGAGGTTTGTCGAAGAGAAGTTGCCCTGGGTAGGTATCCTCCTGGGATACGCCAAGTCACCTGACTCTTACAGCAAGGGCCAAGTCGAACCTGGCGAACTGCCCAAGGAAACTGCACTCAACTTGACAGTCATAAACCCGGCCACACCAGAAGCACTCGGGGACGTTCTTCAGCAAGCCAAGGATCGCATCAAGAACGGGCCGGATCACCGACTCGAGTAACACCCTCATCATCATTGGGCGCACGCATTCAGCAGAGTGTGTGCGCTCTTTGGTAGCACCGTACGGACGTTTGTGTGTCGCTCGTGTGTGATTGTGTCACTGCGCAAAGCTGGTCTCTGTACGAACTACCACTAGTAGTGCTGTATGCAACAAATGTACTTTCCGGTGGAACAGATACATTCAACGCTGATTTACCCATAAAAACACCCCCAGATCGAGGATCAAGGGGTTCTGGTCAGTGTGATTCGTATCGTGCGTGCTAATGTCATATACGATAAATCGTTTCAGACGAACGTATTAATCGTAATATGTTAGTCAAACAATGACAACCCATTGAGTCCACCGCGCGTTAGCAAGCTTCGCAGCACCGCGCGGGATATACGATGCGATACTTCACACACGGTTGACCTACGCGCTGAAGATCCCTTGTGACATGATTGACTTATGAAAATCATTCTCTTTGCTACAAGCCCTCAAGATGCAATCGCCTTCTGTGAGGAACACGAACTCGACTTCGACCAGATCACATGGGTTCGTCACCCGGACTTCCTTGATCAGGCAACCCAAACTTCAGACTCCCCGCTCACCAATTCCGATGGTGTGGCCCAGGAAATCAAGTTCATGCTCACCGAAGCCTTCTACGACACAGAAGCATTCCCAGCCGCCCACGCATACATGAAAGGCAAATAATGAAGTACGAAGGCGGTGAAGGTTGGTACGAGTTTCATCCTCAGCCTGCCAACACAACTGAGGTTGCCCACGTGAGCGCGAACGGTGATGTCTACATTCCAGAACCGTCGATCACCCATGATGACTGGCTGTCTGCGGTAATCACGGGTAACGTCCATAAATTGGTGCGACTCTAAATCTTTGACACATGATCTTTGTGTGTGTTTAGATAATTGTGTTGCGAAAGAAAACGACAAAAATCCGATTCTCTCCCAAACCTAGAACTGCAAAACTTCATGTAGTGTTGTTCTTGAACTTGCACGACAAACCCAAACAAAACACCTGTCATAGGAGCTGAAATGCCTGCTGCAAAGCGCACCAAGAAGTCCGCACCTGCCCCCGAAATCGAGGCAATCGACGAAGACCTCGAACTCGAGGTTGACGAGGACGAGACCGAAGAGGAAGCTCCGGCTCCCAAAAAGAAGACCGCGAAGGCGAAGGCTGAAAAGAAGCCCGCCGCTCCGAAGGTCGAATTTGGCACCAACGAACTCGCCGCCCACGTCAACGAGGAAGCCGGCACGTCCCACACGCCGTACACCCTCCGCATCCTGCTCCGAAAGCTGACCGCTGAAGGAACGCTCGAGCGCACCGAGACCCAGGGCCGCGCACGTTACGCCTTCACCGGCCCCGAGGACCCCCAGGTCGTTGCCATCGTTGAGGCTGTCAAGTCCGGCGCTGACAAGAAGGCTGAGGCCGAACGCCTCCAGGGTCTCAAGGACAAGCGTGCTGCCAAAAAGGCTGCGTCCACCAAGACGACCAAGTCCAAGAAGGCCAAGGCTGAGGTTGAGCCGGAAGCCGAAGAAGAGGATGACTTCGACGCCGAGATCGAAGACATCTAATTCCCCAAACTTCGACAGGGCCTAGCACGGGGCTAAGGCTTCAACGACAACGCTTTTCGTAAGCAGCGCCTGTCGAACCAAATTTGCGAGGCTCGGTCCCTTCAGCTACGGCCATTGTCTGATCGGGATTCAACGACCAATTGAGAAATAGGTCCTCTACAGGCGCCTCCCTCGCAAAACCTTTTCCACACCATGCCAGCTATCACTCTGTTTCGTTCTGTGACTGCGGCTGTCGGGGCTAACGGTATGGTGTGGGATAGAGTTAGGAAGGGTCCCTTCACGCACGCGTGATCGGATTAAATGGCCATAACACAACTTCTATGTCGGTGTACACTTCATAGGGGCGCCCTTCTTAATATTCCCAACCATTCTCTCGTTGGGGATGGCGGCATGACACCCTGAGGGGACCAGTTACCGCCTATAACTAAATGCCCACCGTCCTCCTCCCCGAGGCGAGTGGGACCTGATCACGATTAGCACCTGGGCAGGGGTCAGATCAACCCCGCGGGTTTGAGGCCCGCTCGTGATCCCCGGGGATGAACGAATGCTCGGCTTAATCGCAGGAGTCCAGGAGTACATCAGGTTCGAGTCCTGACATCCCACGATGGCCCAAAGTGCCATCAGGTAAGCGGTCCTTCGGGACCTCTTGCTATCGAATAGGTCTAGTCTGACTTCCCATGAGTTCGATAAAACAATTCGGTAGCTCTCTTTAGTAAGAGGGGCGTCAACGTCTACGCCGACGAAGGTTTGATGGAGTAGCGGTACTCATCAGTCAATATCAACCTGCGCCCCTCTTATGGAGTTTACAACACAGTCTTAATTTTGATACATTGTTTGTATGCGTTATGCGCGTACACATTGACAACAGAATACTTCCTGTGATGTTTCATCACATCCATCACAGGGAATCGTGTCGGGTTTTACTTTGTCGTTTTCCCGCACGCACATAACCCGGGTTGAGCCTTTGCTCCCCGGGTTTTTGTGTTCCTCGCCGAGTTGCGAACGTCATACCATAAGCCATCTAGAATGCTCTCCTAATGGTTCGTTGGATGATAATGTTTATTCATCAATTCACTCGAATAAACGACAAAGGAACTTCATTGGAAGAACCAATCAGGCAAAAGGTAGTAGTACCCGAAAAGGAAGCTGTACTCCTCGCCAAAACGCTTCGCCACGCACCCGAACTCAAGGGCTTCTCACTCAGCTGCTACGGCTATGTGAACAAGACAGGTGTCCGGGCAATCGAACTCCAGGTGGATAAGCCCAACGGAGTCAATGGCGACTACGAGCGGTTTGAAATCCGCTACAAGGCTGACCTGCTTGAGCAGAAGCTGGATCGCATCGTCAGCAACGCAGTACGGCGCATTACCGCGCATTTTGCATAAAGTCTTATGCGTGATAATGTAATCACATGAACGTAATTACATTGCTGTAATTCTTCATAAAACGACAAAGATAACTAAAACGACAGGTCTCAGCCATATGTCTCGCAATTACACCTCCCTGGAAGCCGCAGCGGAAATTGGAACCACAGCTCGCTTGCTTCGCAGGTTCATTCGCCAGAATGACAGCTGGAAGAACGCCACGTATGCGGGCCGATATTCTTTCTCCGAAGCTGAACTTAAATCTCTCAAGATTCAATTCGAGAAATGGGCAGGCTCGAAGTCTCGCTCGACGCCCCGACCCACCCAGGGTGTGGAAGAGGAATTGCTCTACCTTGATCAAGACAAAGGCATCACCGTCGAAGAGATGCACGAATTGAAGACCAACCCGCAGAAACGTCGTGAAGTTCGTGCCCGTAGAATGGCCAGGTATGGTCGACTCGAACAGCGTATTGCTGAACTTCGCCTCCGCGACAACCATGTAAGCCAGGACGCATGAACAAGCGTAAGCGCGAAGTCACCGCGGGAATCGTGACGGGAATTATAGGCTTCGGCCTGTTCATCCTTGGCCTGTACAACATCCAGGAACTCGTACAGCATAATCAACTCATCAATCTGCTGGGAATCATCACCCAGGTCCCTGGGGGCATATTCTTCATGTACGTCGGAGCAAAGGTTGTTGATCCCTGATGCATAAGTGTAACCGATGCAAGAAACAGGAGTCAGCAAAGAACGGGACGCTACCCTTCAAATGGTCAATCGTGGCTGTTGTTATCGGGGATGCGCTTGTATCTTTGAAGCTGTGTAAATCCTGCACCTACGAACTGCAACGATTTACCAACAACGAGCCAGTACAGCTCGCCACCTAAACCCCTCAAACGGCACGAGGTCCTTCCACAGCTCGTGTCGTTTGGAGTAGCAAAAGATCGTCTGTACAGCGTTGAACGTGCGAAACGCATAATCACACGTCGAATCATTTTTGGTACGTCTAAAGCATGCCTGCGTCTCCGTCATACGTGACACAATCGAATCAACGCACACGAACAAAGGAATCCCATGAACCAGGCTATGATGACCGAGCATGAGGTACTTCAGATGGACAACCTCCAGCTCGTTGAGGCACACGTTGACACCCTGCACGAGTCGAGCGACGTGGAGGCTGTACGCAATTCGGCCATCGCGCTCCTCAACACGAAGTCGGGTCGTGACTACGCCACCAACTACCCGATGGCCCTCTGATGAACATCACGATTCTTGTCGCCACTCCAGATGGTGTGGTCGAATACAGCCTGCAAGGTGTTCATGCCCAGTTCGCCACCAAGCAAAGGTGGGATAAGTTTGTTCAGGACGTGACCTTGCGTACCCCTCCGCCCGATGATCAGTTCGAGTTGAGGGTCAACGACTTCGATTACATCCAGGGATCGGGTACCTCGAAGTATCCCGAGACGCCCATCTACGATCAGCTGAAGGCTGAGATGCACAGGAAAGCTTACGGTGGCTAACAAATATAAGTTCAAGACTACCCCCTATAAACATCAAAAGGAAGCCCTAAAGAAGCTCATTCGCCAGGGTTATGGGGGTGCATTGCTCTTCGAGCCTCGTTGTGGTAAGAGTAAGTGCACGATCGACTGGGTCTCGATCAAGAACATGCTCGGCCATGTCGACCGAGTTGTGATCATCTGCCCCAACCGCATCATCGGTACCTGGGTAGCTGAGTTTCACATCCACTGCCCGCGCAACTACAACATCACGGTGTGGGATGCTGTAGGTCGTAAGACAGCTCCGCCTGCTGTTCGTGGCACGTACCAGCTCGAGGTCGTGATTGTGAACTTCGAGGCATTCGCCACACCTGGTCACAAGACGAAGTCAGGTAGACGCAGCAAGGCCGACGGTCGATTCAAGAACCGTAAGATGCTCGAGACGTGGATGGGCGACAAGAAAACGACGGCTATCGTCGTGGACGAGTCACACAAGATCAAGTCAGCTGCCGGCAAGGCTGCCAACATGATCGTGTCCATGGGTGAGAAGGTTCCGTACCGACTCATTCTGACGGGTACTCCGCTGACCAAGGCCAAGCGTGCCCATGACATCTACATGCAATGGAAGTTCCTGAACCCAGAGCGATTTAATGATTTGGCCACACTGGCTGACTTCAAGGCACACTTCGGTCGATGGAAGGACGTGCCTGTCAAGCGGGGCGACCCAAAGAGCCGAACGTTCCCCAAGTACATTGGGCCAAAGAACATGAAAGAACTGCAGGATCGCATGGGTGAAGATGCGGTCATTGTTCTTCGTGAGGACTGCTTCGATTTGCCCCCGCGGGAAGACATTGTTGTCCCTGTCAAGCTCAAGGGTTCAAAGTCGGCCTATCAGCAAATGGCCAAGGAAATGATCGCCCTGCTCGAAGATGGCGACATGGCTGAGGCAAGCATCAAGCTGGTGCAGACCTTGCGATTGTCCCAGATCACCTCGGGCTTCGTGACAACAGAAGATGGCGAGCAGAAACGTATCGGCTTTGAGAAGCACGATGCTCTGCATGAGATACTGGAGGATATGCTTGAGAAAGAGCAGAAGATTGTCGTCGCAGCTCGTTGGAAACCAGACTTGGACCTTATCGAGGCAATGGGTCACGAACTCGGATTCAAGACATTTTCGATTCGGGGTAAAGTCAAACGAGCCGATTCCGACAAAGCAATCGTGGATTTCCGAGAACACGACGGCCCAGGCCTCATGGTCATCCAACCGCAAGCCGCTTCAATGGGAATTGACCTCTCGACTGCGTCCACTATGGTGTGGTACAGCCATGTCAATTCGTGGGTCGACTTCACGCAGGCGTGCGATCGTATCGCGCTCAGCCGCACATCGACTACTTTCTATCACCTGATAGTCGAGGACTCGGTAGACGAGGTTATCCTCGACACCCTGGCCAATGACACCGACGTAGCCAAGGAACTCATGGCGCACCCTGAGCGGTTGCTCGGTGGTACCAACCTGAATAAGGATGAGTCCGGTCGTATCGAGTTCAAGACAAGGAAAAAATAATGGGGGCAAACGGGCCGCACAAGCAAGCTGAGTGTAAGCGGGGTCATCGGCTTGACGGATTCAACGCGATGGACCACAACGGTGGCCGAAGGTGTCGGGCTTGTAACCGAGCCCAGTCGCAACTACACAACGGGCTCAAGAGGTATGGCCAGACATTCAACGAGTCAGACATGCAAAGGGTGTCAGATGATAAATACCGCCGCATCAAGTCCGCTCTCACAAGTGGATCATAAGATTAAGTATGCAAACAAACGACATTCCTTACACTCGTCCTGATGTCCCTCTCTGCATCGGGGACGAACCTCACAACTTTCAGCCCATTGGGGATCGCCACGTGTACTGCACCAAGTGCGCGGCCAACGTTCGTTTCACCAAGCCTCAGAAGGACAAATAATGCCTAAGTACACAGCAGTTATCAAGATCATTGAAATCAATGAGTCGACCAGGGATCGGGGCGTTGTTGAAAAGGGCAGCCACCGTGAACTGATCGACCTTGAGGTTCGGTCCGCAACCCTCGAGGGCATCAAGACCAAGATCAATGGTCACGTCGCATTGGTGGACAGCGAATGATCATCCTCGAAGGCCCCGATGGGGCGGGCAAAACAAGCCTCATGTCAACGTTGCTTGACAGGTTCCCCAACATCGAAGAACACGCCCGAGCTTCGACATCCAAAGGTGGACCCGTTGACAACATCTTCGATTGGGCCCATAACGACGTAATGTCCTGGGAGCAACAGCGTCTGTCGTTCTACGACCGTCACCCGATGATCAGCGAACCGATCTACGGCCCGATTGTTCGGGACTACGTCGACCCGAGGTTCGCCAGCTTCGAGGGTGAAGACCTCGGCTTGCGGATGCTGTTCGACTCGCTGATCATCATTTGCTTGCCTTCGCTCGAAGAGGTTGTCGCCAACGTCACCGGCAACGAACAGGATCAAATGTCTGGTGTGGCCGACAACATCGGTCAGATCTACGCCAAGTACCAATTGCTGCTTACTGCTCTGCGAGGCCGGCGGAACGTGTTTTGGTACGATTACAACCGGCCCCTCGACCTTACACAGTTGATGTACGTGATCGAGGCCCATCAGATCATGTGGAACAAGAATCGAGGAAACCATGGCTGAACCCAAAGTCCAGCTTGACGATATGCTTATCGAGTTGTTTGATAAACAGCTCAAGATCCAAACTCTTGCATACGGCAAGAACCCGCTCGAGATTGATGATCCCGAGGAACGCATCGAGTTCATCCGCAACATGCACACTGCCATGATCATGGAGGCGGGCGAATGGCTTGACGAATCAGGCTGGAAGCCCTGGGCAACGTCGAACCACGTCAACGAAGAGGCCGGTGCGGGTGAAGCAGCCGACACCCTGCTGTTCTTCATCAACCTGTGCTTCGCGTACAGGATCACTCCCGAAATCCTCTTCCAAACGACGATGAAGAAGATGGATCGTAACCTCGCTCGTCAGCAGGAAGGTTACGACGGTGTCCAAGGCAAGTGCGGCTTGTGCAAGCGTGCCCTCGATGATCCGGCCGTTGACTGCTATGAGTTCACCGACCCAAACGATCCGTACTACGAAACCCATGACGGTTGGTGTGGAGCATACGGCCACTACAAGAAAGCATCCAAGTAATGTTCTCCGAGACTTATGACAACATGACCGACTTGTCCCGCGGGTTGACTGAGCGTCTAGTGTATGCCGCACCCGATGACCTCGACGT